CTCACGCGGACTCACCGGGAAGGACCCGCCGCCCCGCCAAGCCGGTCGAGCTCGAGCTGCAGGGCGGCATCGAGTCGGGGCTTGAACTCTCGATCGATGGTTCGCTGGGCGACCCCGTAGAAGTCGAATCTCGGCTTGTACGTGACACGCTGAACGAAGATGAGAATCGGCTCGATGGCCGATCCGAATCCGAACGCCGTGCGGCGATACACGCCAGGCTGCAGGTTCTGCCGCCGGCCGTTCTTCCATGCCCCGCGCCCAACGCGGCTACCGGGCTGGGCAACGAAGTACTCGAACCCACGACGGGCGCGCGTGCCCTTGCGGCGCTTCGCTCTTCCCTTCTCGCCCATGTTCTGCGTGCTGCCTGCAACCATTTCGGCGGCATCGAACCAGGAGAGGATCTGCCTGATCTGCCCGACGCTGATGTTCCCGAACGCATCAAGGGACGCCTTCTCGCCGGGAACAACAAACCAGCCCGCCGGCAGCACGCCCACCCGCCGCAGCGCCGTCTCGAATGCCTTGTGCTTTCGGCCCCCACCTTCGATCTGCGTCTGCAGGTAGTTGTCCGCGCGATACCAGTAGCCGTCCTTGATCTCGACGCGAGCCTGCATCGCAGCCTTGTCCAGCCGCACCTGGAAGCTGTTGAGGGTCCAGCGGGTGGGGCGATCGAACACACGCCCCATCTCGCGCACCTCGGCATCCTTCACCTCGCGCGCCGTGTGCAGCAGCGCGCGCTGCGAGGCGACCTCGACCGCACGGGGCGCATCCTTGGCCAAGCGACCGATCACCTGGTCGATGTCCGACTTCACGCTAATCCTCGCCACCATCACCGCTTCCCCTTCGCTGCCAGTTCGCGCGCCTCGCGTTCCTCACGTGCCTGAGTCCGCATTCGCGCCAAGGTGCCGCGCACGATCAGATCCCATGCGGCGATCGCGCCCGAAAGGTCGGCGAGCCACGCGGCCCAGCTCAGGATCATGTCGGGGTCGCCCTTATCCACCGCGGCCTTGATCGCGGTGCCGATCTCCTTCTCGTCGGCTTCGCTCCAGTCGCCGCGCTGCTTGCGCACCTCCGCCACCCGGACGAAGTCGCTACGCATCTTGTCGATCACCGTTTTCATCGCTTCCACGTCACCACCTCCTCGCGTTTCCCAGCCTTGATTCCCAACCTTCCCAACCTCAAAACCGAGGTTGGGAAGCCAGAAGCCTTGCAACCACTGCCTGTTCCCAACCTTCCCAACCTTCCCAACCTTTTTTCATCCTGTGCACACGCGTGCACGCGCGGGGGCGTGTGTGCGCCCCCGCGCCCTCGCACACGCACGGGCGCACACACGCGAGGCGCGAGGTTGGGAAGGTTGGGAAGGTTGGGAACCACCAGCAACGGCGCGGGTTGCGGCTTCCCAGCCTCTGCGCAGAGGCTGGGAAGGCTGGGAACCGAGGGTGGGAAGATGCCCAGGACGCGATCAGAACGGCGCACCGTGATCCTCCCGCCCTGACGGAGCCGAAACCCGCGCAGATACTGAGCTGGCACGAATATCGCTTACACCCTTGTTCATGCTCGGCGGCGTGTAGAGGCGACGGCGACCCGGGTCAGCGGCGAGCCGATCCTCCACACGCCCGCAACCGAGCTTGCGCAGGGTGATACCGATACGCGTCACCACCGCGGGGGTGAGCTTGTCCGGCGTGAGATTGAGCGGACCTGCAGCAACGTCCGCCATGCTGAACGGGCCGGGCTGCTTATTGACCCAGTCGTACAGGTAGTCCTCGAACGGCTCGGGCATGCCCCGCTTGGCCTGCTCGGGGTTGAACAGCGCGCGCTGCTCGTCGGGCGTAGGCCAGCAGCGTTCGCCGTTGCGGTAGTCGTGCAGCGCCTCGGCAAACAGCAGCTCGCGCACGGCCAGCAGGCCGTCGAGGTTGAACTCCCCCGCGCACATCACCGGCCAGAAGCGGCGTGCCCCGGTCGCGTCCTTGAGGTATTCCTCCTCGTTGGTCGTCCCGATGAACACCGACTGGCGCGGCACCTTGATGATGCGTTTGCCGTACGGGGGGCGATACTCGTCGTCCTGCCGGCTGAGGAAGGACTTCTGCTTGCGCTCCTCCGCCTTCATCAACGAGCCGAGCTCCGCGATCTCATAGACCCAGTGGCCCGGCAAGGCCATCAGCGAGTCCTTGTTGCTCAGGTCGAGATCGGTATCGGCAAACCAGTGCCAGGACAAGATGCGCGCGGCGGTCGATTTGCCCCGCCCCTGCTCGCCTTCGAGCACCAGGCAGTAGTCGAACTTGCAGCCGGGCTCCATCACCCGCTTGATCATGCCGCGCAGGAAGAACTGCCCGACCAGCGCTACATACTCGCTGTGCTCCACGCCCAGGAAGTCGCTCAGCCAGTGCGCGTTGCGGCGCACGCCGTCCCACGGCGGCAGCGCCTCGAGCGCCTCGCGAACAGGGTGGAAGCGGTGCTTGCGCGCCAACACCTCGACCGCCTGGGCCACGGTGCTCGCGCTGAACTCCACACCCCACTTGCGCTGCAGCCAGATGGCCGTGGTGATGTCGAGCAGGTCCGTCCATTCGCCGGCGTCCGGTCCATTGCGCTCGCACGGAATCGGGCGGCGGAACTCGGTCTTCTCCGCGAATTCGTTGTAGCCGATCGCGCCGCGCCACTCGCGCATGCACGACAGGATGAGCTCCGCATTGGCGAGACACGGGCTGATATCGCCCTTCTTCTCGAGCAGATCGCGTTCCCACTCGTCGGGCGGCTCGTCGTCATCTGGGGGTGCGCCAGGCGCACCCTGCCCCGCCCCCGCGGGAGCTGTCGTCGCGGCGGGCGCGAAATCGAAGTGCGCCGCAGCATCGTCCGGCGCAGGCGGGCTGGGCTCGGGAGGCGGTTCCGTCGGCGGGGGCACAGGAGCAGGCGAGGTTGTGCGCTCAGCCTTGGGCCCGCGCGACTTTCTTGCCCGCGCCTTGGCCCAGGGCGACACCCAACCCGCCGCTTCGGCGCGTGCGAACACCGTGCCCATCGAAATGTTCGTGGGCTTGAAGCCCGCCCAGCGCTTGGCGGTATCGTCCGGTCCGGCGTACTTCGGGCTGCGGGACGACCACGCATCCCACACCATGTAGCCCGGTGCGCCCAGTTCCACGAGCGCCATGCCGGTTTCGATCCACTCCGCATACTCGTCGGGCGACAGGAACGCCAGCGCATCTTCGGCCAGCGCCACCGTTTCCGCCCGGCTGCGCTGGCGCCCGCCTCCGATATCCACCGCCGTTGCGGGTGGCGCGGCCGGCACAGCCACAGGCGCGGCGGCCGCCGGCTTGCCCTTCACCGTCACGTACAGCCGCCGCAAGGTCGCCTGCGAGATCTCGCGCACGTCCTCGGGCGCACCGCTCCAGGCGCGACCGGTGAAGGTGAAATACTGCCGCCCGGTGAAGACCTCGATCCCCACCTTGTTGTTCTTGAAGGTGCTCACCTCGCCGTCGGCCGGCGCGGCGCAGAGGATGTGCACCCCGGTGCCCGAGGGCGAATACTCGGTGTAGCTGTCGCAGGCCTGGATGATCGACAGGCAGCGGTCCGCCACCTCGCCCGACTCGGCATCGATCATCCCGTCCAGGTCGATGCCCAGCAGGCCGTCGCCTGGCAGGAAGGCGAACCCGACGCCGTCAAAATCGCCCCGCCCAGCCGCTGCCACGGCGGCGGCGAATGGCACCAGGTGCGAGCGGTCGCGCTCGCTCCCCTGCTCTTTCCACCGCCGCCCGCCATCGGCGTAGTACGGCATCTTGCGCGGCTTCTTCTCCGGCGTTTCGCCCGGTTCATAGCGCCACAGCAGCCACTGCGCCCGATCGGCAAGCCCGGCCGGGGCAGCGCCGGGCAGCGGATTACGCGCGCGGAATTCGGCCCGGTAGGCTGGCAAGTCTGCCCAGGGCAGCGGATCCGTTCCCCCCTGCATACCGAATCAGCGCGCCGCGTGGATCGGATGCACCACGTCGTCACCCGGCTGCACCTGGCTCTCGACCTCTTTCAGGAAGGCATACACCGCCCTCACCACCCGGCTACCGGCCACGCGCAACGCCGCCACCTCGTCGAGTGTGATGAGTCCGTCGCGGCGCGACTCAGTGTACTCACGCGCCAGCTCGCCGAAGCGATGCATCATTTCCAGCTGCGCCTGCAACAGATCGGCCTCGCCCGCCTCGCCCATCGGCAGCGGCACGAACAACCCGCCGAACACCGCGCACTTGGCCTCGATGTAGCCGCTCGCGCCCGTCTTCTCCAGGATTGCCGTGCCCATCGCGTCCGCCTCGTGGTCGGTCACGTCGTAGTTCGGCATCGAGTCGCTGAACTTGTTGTGCAGCACACCCGGGCTGCGCCCGATCAGGCGCGCCAGGGCCGCGATACCGCCGGGGTAGTGTTTTGCGTCCGCATGCAGCGCCAACACGGGGTCTGCGCGGTCAGGAGTTACGTGAGTCATCTTGTTATTCCCTCAGTCCACTTCTCGAAACATCACACCTAGACTCGCCTCAACCCCAGCCGAAAAAGAACGCCGGGCAGCACCCGCCACCCGGCGCGAACAGCCGAGACGGCTGAGGGAGACAAGCATGCAAAACGGGAGGCACGCCCCATGCGGATAGAATTGGAGATCTCACCCACCATGTTCATCACCACAGGAGCACGCCATGGAACACGTCCGCAGCAGTCACATGCCCTACTGCATTCAGCGGCTGGAAGACGGTCGCTACATCGTCCTCAACCGGCACTACAAGCCGCTCGGCCAAACATCTCCCGAGTGGGTCACCTACGAAACGCACCCGACGGCCTGCGCGCTGCAGATCACCGCCAAGCAGGCTGCCCAGCTCGACTGGGACGGGCGAGACAGCCTCGACCGCATCTACCTGTACAACGACGGCTGCATTCCCACGGAAAGCGAAGCGCATATGAATGCTTACCTGGCGCGCCTGGCGGTGCTGATGCGGCTTCGGATCAAGCCCCCGCGCTGACGAGGCCGGCTTCGGCCATCGCCTTCGTGAACGGAACGAATCGACGACCGACGGGCAATGCGGACGCTTTGATTCGGAAGACCATCGCGTTGATCAGGACAAGACTTCCCTCTTCGATCTTCGACTGGCCATTCCAGTCATCGACGATTCGGCTGCAGCCGAAGTGCGCTGCGAGCGCCTGCGCGTTGCGGGTCTTGCCGCAGCCTTGCGGGCCATGGATGACGACGGTGCTGGACATGCGATTGCTCCTCAGGGGGTGTACCGCGTCACGCGGCCTCGTGGTGTTCGTTCGCGATCGACCGGCAGCCGGTGCCACGCAGGTAGGCCCAATCCACGTCGGGGCGCAGGTCTTCGCAGCGCACCTTCCCCTGAGACTCGCGGTCGATGGCGATCGCGATCGCCTCGCCCAGGCGTGGCTTGAGGCCATGCGCATACAGGTTCAGGTAGTTCGGCGAGCACCCGCAGCGCACCGCAAAGGCTTCTCGGCCTTCAACGTGGTGCTGTGGAGACTGCAGACCACAGCCAGATTGTACAGGGCGAAGAAACCCGTCGCAACTGTGTATGCCCACACCAGCTCGGGCGTCTCGATACTCAGCGTAGTCCAAAGCCACTGTAGTCCCTGAGCCAAACCCAACCAGCCAACCACCCCGCCCAGAATGTGCTTGAAGAATGATGCGGCGTTGGCTGAATTGAAAAACCCCATTTCTACGACTGAAACGCCCGAAGAAAGTGCCTCACGGTAGGCGCCCACCCGAGGCAACAAGGTGCAAAGGCGTTCCTGGCGTGAAAAAAGGCCGCCGAAGCGACCCGTGAGGAAGTGCAGACGAGCAGAACATTCGCCTGACGCATTGAAGCGGTCAGCACTCCCGCCTAACTGCGGAATGTTAACGGTAACGGCCGACCAATGCAAATCGTATCAGCAGCCCTTCGTGAGCGACGGCTCGGCTTGCAGTTCCAGATTGCCGTAGAACATCACCTCCGTTGCCCGCGGACGCTGTTTGCTGGTCGAGTAATGCAGTGAGAACTCCGTGCTGCTCACCCCCTTGTAGATCTCGCGAATCTCGGTGCAGTTGTCGTACGTGACCACCCACGGCGTACGGATCTGCACTACAGCCTCGGCGATGCGCGCATGGTCGTCGGGCTTGTAGTGGTTGCGATAAAGACGGTTTGCCTTGTGATAGTACGGCGGGTCAAGGTAAGTCAGGCTGCGGGCGGGGAGTTCAGCCTCGATACCGTCGATCAGGTCGAGCGCATCCTCCCGGTACAGCGATATATGACGACGCAGGCTGGCGATGCGACGGATACGACGCGCCAGTTCGTCCTTGTTGAACCGGGCGTCGAGCATGTAGGGCCCCGTTTGATCGCGCCCGCCGATGACGCCGCCGGTCAGGATGCCTGAACGGTTCGTTCTGTTCAGGAAGAAGGTTGCAAACCCCAGCTGAGTCAGCGAGTGCGCGTCAGGGCTGGCGTGGATACCGCGCTGCCGCTCCCAGCTCTCGAGGGTAACGGGCGTTTCGGCAAGCAGAGCCAGTAGCGCCTCGGTGTCGTTGAGCACCGCCCACCAGAACGCGTGGACAACCGGGTCGAGATCGTTGATCACGATGTGATCGACATAGCCCCGCGTCAACAGGAATAACGCCGCCCCCGCTCCGCCCGCATACGGCTCAACGTACCACCCCCCGCTAATGCGGTTATGGCGCATGAGTTGCGCAAGCCAGGGGCCCAAGCGCGCCTTGCCGCCTGGATATCTCAGCGGGGTCACGTAGCGTGCGCCCCCTGCCGTGTGCGGCGCGGTCATTTTGCTTTCGTTCTTCATAGGCTCTCTAGTGCGCGGGCGGATTCTAGCGGAAAGACCGCTGATCTTCGAATAATACCTTTTTATGTATTGACGAATACAATACCTTCTCGAATACTCTCAATCAAGACGGCGCCAGCCCCTCTCGGCGGCGCACCGAACAACGATCAGGAGTCCGAGATGCAGACGTCTGCACACCCCTCCCCACTACGCACCCTCGCCGAGCGCGTCGCGGCGCTCAACCCCGAAGCCGGCCGGATCGGCGCCGGCATGCTGGCCCAGCTCGTGACCGAGGCTCACCGCGCCCTGGCCGATGGGGGCGCAGGTGATGTCGTCGCACCGGGCACCCCGACCCTGATGGCCCTGGCCGAGCAGACGATGCGGCTGCGCCACGAATCGGACCTGAGGTGCCTCGCCTACCGCGCCGACGAGTTCGCGGCGCTCGAGCAGGCGCTCGCCGCCGCGCCGATCACCGTCACCGACGTCACGCTCATGATCGTGCCGCGTGACCCCGCCCCCGAGGGCAGCGGCCGGCTGATGGACGACGTCCTGGTGAGCGCCGAAGCCCTGGCGGTGGACGAGATGGACGTGCGTGCCGCACTGGAGGGCCTGCGGGTGCTCGGCAGCGGGCCCAGCAGCACCACGTTCGAGCACCCCGCCTCGCGCTGGCTGCTGTCGGTGCGCTGGATCGATACCCCCATCGTCGTCGAGGAGACCGCAGCATGAAGAACCCCCTGAGCCCCATCGTGCGCCTTGCGCGCCACCTGCGGCTGCAGGCCGCGGAGGCCGATCTGGCCTACATGGAGGCGCGCGCCCCGGCGGCGATCGCCCAGCAGCGCGCACACGTGGACCGCCTGCGCGCTTCGGTGCAGGCGCCCCCCTTGCCGCCGCCCAGCGCGGAGTCGATCTGCAGGCGCATCGAGCGCAGCGCCAAGCAGGTGCTGCTGTGAGCCTGGACATGAACCCCTTCCCGGACTGTGCGGGCGGACCGGACGAGCGCATCCCGGTAACCGTGATGCTGACCCCCACCAGCGCCGCCCGGCTGGAGGCACTGATCGCAGAGCTGCGCGCGCTCGACCCGTCGATCGACGACAACGACGTGAGCGACGCGGTGTTCGACACCGGGCTGAGCGCCTACGAATTCTCCCTGACTACGGAACCCACCCCATGAACACGAAAAAGAAAGCCCCTGCCCTGCGCGACCAGATCCTCGACTTCCTGCGCACGCACGACGAGGCCACACTCAAGCAGATCGCAGCCGCGACCACCGAGCGCGACTACCCCTCGCGCGTCACGGCCGAGCTCAACAAGCTGCGTATCGAGGCGGCGGTGGAGTGCGAGAAGAAAAAGGGCAAGAATGAACTGTGGTACTGGCTTGCCCAGGCCACCACCCAACCCCAGCCGGCCGTGGGCAAAAACGCCGGCAGCAGCGCAGAGGACGCTTCCGCGACTCCCGCCTCGGGCGCTGCCGTCCAACCCCAGTCCGCGCCGGCGGCTGCCCTCCCTCCCTCGGCAGCCCCGGCAGCGGCGGACGTAAAGCCCCCGCAGTACGACCCGCGCAGCGTGGCGTTCAGCGCCTCGACGCGCCTTGAGGCCGAGAAGGACGAGAAATACAGCCTGCTCGGCGTGCTGGCAGACATCCGCGCGGCGGTCGGCGACCGTGAAGGGCTCCTGATGCAGGACGAGCTCGTCGAGCGCGTGCGCACGATTGCCAGGTCTGCAGACAGCGCATACGCCGACCTCGACACGATCCGCGCGACCCTGCAGCCGTTGGTCTACACCGGCGATCCGGCGCACGCGCCGGGCCCGGTGAAAAGCGCGCAGCACGCGGCGCAATGGATCGAATCGCTATCCGGCACCAACCGCGAGCAGCTGACCGCCATCACCTGCGCAAGCGAGACCCTCGCACCGCTCGTGCCGGGCGACATCGACACATCGGACCTGGACCTGCAGGAGATCGCCGAGCGGGTTGCCGCTGGCGTGGCTGACCTCACTGCCCGCCTGCAGAACAAGGACGCCGAGCTGTTCGAACAAGCCCGTCTGGTCGCGGCCCTGCGCACCCAGCTATCCGAAGTCGCTGCCGAGCGCGATGCGTATCGACTGCGCATCGATAGTCCGCCGGCCGATCAGTCAATCGCCTCAGGCTACCTAGTGCGCGCGCCCAAGCGCGCCCCGCGGATCACCGCCAGGCAGGAGACCGCAGTCGCCGCCGCGCTGGCCGCCGCGCGCAACGGCAGCGGCCGCGGCGAAGTGTTCGCCCTCGTGCCCGTTGGCAAGGCGGTGCGCGGCGCGGAGTGGAGGCCGGCGTGATCCCGCACTACACCGCCCCGCCCGCGTGTGCCGGCTGCGGGCATCTGCAGCGCTCGACGGTGCAATGCGGCCCGATCGTCGAACAAAACGATCGCTGCGGACACCCGACGGGCCCCAAACCCATGCATGACCTGTGCGCCTGGCACAGCGACGGCGCGGTCATGCGTATCGATGGCAATCGGGTGCAAGCATGAACGACAGCATGAACGATCAACCGGTATCGCTTTCCCGCGCGGACCGCCGCAAGCTCGAGAAGGCGATGCGGCGCGCGCCGCGCGCGGGCCGCCAGAAACCCCAGCGTGCCGACCTACCGCTGCGCCTGATTCCGTGGAACATCCACGGCGTGTGGGCGCCACTGGACCGCATCCTCGCCAAGCTCGAGATCGACGGCACCGCCGAGTACTCCGGGGGCGAGCCGGTCCTCTACGACCCGGGAACGAACGACTGGCACAACAGCGCGCAGGCGATCCGCGGCATTGCCGAGTTCTACCAGGTCGCCGCGCGCCGCAAGGGCTGGAGGGACGTCCAGACCGAGCCCATCACCCGCTTCGCGCGTTTGCTCGAGCTCGACGACGAGATCACCCAGCAGGACATCGACGACGTGCGTGCGTGCTCGGACGTTCTGCGCAAGCTCGCCGGCTCGCTCACCCTTCGCGAGGCCCGCGCCTACCTGGACGAGACGTGCATCAAGATCGAGGTCGAGAAGGCGGGACTGACGGAGCGTGCAGCATGACCCGCCGCCACTCGCCCTTGCAGCAGCTCAAGGAAGCCAAGCAGATCGCCAAGGATCACGGGCTTTTCGTGGTCGAGAAGGCCGACCGCGACGGCACCCGCTACCTGCTCTATCGCGCACAGCAGCCCACCAACACGCTGATCGGCCGCCGCAGCAGCCCGAGCAGCATCCGCGCCCTGGTGTGCAAGGTCGCGAACTTTCACTGAGGCCGCCATGGAACCGAACGCCATCTCCCCCTACGCCGAGGTCGCGCTGGACGCACTCGCGCCCAGCCCCACCAACCCGCGCAAGACCTTCGCCGACCTTGAGGATCTGGCCGCATCGATCCGCGAGCAAGGCGTGATGCAGCCGATCCTCACCCGGCTGTGGCCCGACCACTACCCCACGCCCGAGGGGCGCGACTCGCGGCCGCTGTACGAGATCGTCGCCGGCGAGCGCCGCTACCGCGCATCGCTGCTCGCGGGCCTCGCCACCATCCCGGCGCTGGTGCGCCCGCTCACCACGCGGCAGGTGCTCGAGGCGCTGATCGTCGAGAACCTGCAGCGCCGCGACGTCACCGAGCTGGAAGAGGCCGAGGGCTACCAGCTGATGATGCGCGAACACGGCTACAGTGCCGACGACCTGGCCGACAAGGTGGGCAAGAGCCGGGCGTACATCTATGCACGGCTCAAGCTCACGGCGCTGTGCTTGGAGGCCCGGCAGTTCTATCGGGATGGCAAGCTCGACGCGTCGCGCGCATTGCTCATCGCCCGCATCCCCGTGCCCGCCCTGCAGGTGCAGGCCGCGAAAGAGATCATCCGCGAGGGGCATTTCGAGGGGCCGATGTCGGCGCGCCAGGCGGCGGCGCACATTCAGAACCGCTACATGCTCGACCTGGCGAAGGCGCCGTTCGCCCGCGACGCGCACTACGTGATCACGGTCGAAGCCGGCCTCGGCGGCAAAGGCCCGCTCGGGCTGGTGACCTGCGTCGAGTGCCCCAAGCGCACCGGCAACGACCCCGAGGCGTACCCGGGGATCCATCCAGACGTCTGCACAGACCCCAACTGTTACGCGGACAAGCGCGCCGCGCACCTGGCCCAAGCCGCAGCGCGCGCCCGCGAGGGCGGACACAAGGTCATCACCGGCGAGGCGGCGAAGAAGATCGCCCCGCATGGCATCTACGGCCCCACCGCCGGCAACTATGTGGCCCTGGATGAGAAGGACTACTACGGCGGCCAGCTCCAGACCGCACGCAAGGCCATCAAAGGGCAGGACGTGCAGATCGTCATGCTCGAGGACCACCGCAAGGGCACGCTCGTGCCGATGGTGGCCAAGCAGGACCTGGGCGAGGCGCTGAAGGCCGTCGGCATCAAACCGAGCAAGAGCAACCGGGACCCGCGCGACCTTGCGCGCGAGAAGGCGCGCAAGGCCGAGAAACAGTTCCGGCGTGCACTGTTCGACGCGCATCACGCGGCCACGCGGACGCAGTTGAACGCCGCCACAACGCCCAAGCCCGCCCTCAGCCGGGACGATCTGGCGCTGATCGCCCGCCAGTTCTTTGCCGCACGCGGGAGCGAGACGAGCAAGATCCTCGCGCGCATGTACGTCCCTGACGCCCCCGCCCGCGGCCCCGGTGATCCCGCGCACCAGGACGATGACTACCGCCGCTGCCGGCGGCTGACCGAGATGATCGACGAAGCCAATGCGCAGCAGCTCATGCTGCTGCTGCTCGATCTGGCGCTGGTGAGCACCCTCGACGTGCCCACGCACACGGACGACATCGCCACGCCCGCGCCCCTGGTCGCTGCGGCCAAGCGGGCCGGGCTGAACGTCGACAGGATTCGGGCATCGATGGCGGGCCAGCCCGCGGCGGAGAAAACAGCGCCTACCCCTCCTCAGGCTGCGCCGGCGGGCGAGTGCTCGGCGCCGAAGTTCGAGGCTGGCCAGCGCGTGAGGATCCGGCCCGGCGCTTGCTGGGACAACGGCACCCCGATCAATGCCGATGACACCCCGGGAACGATCCAGGGCGCCGCCGGCGGCGATGGCTATGACGTGCTTTTCCAGAACGGCGCGCGCCGCCACTACCTTCCGGCGATCGCGCTCGAGCTCGCGACGTCGGAAGGTGCTTCTACCCCCGAACAGGCTGCGCCGGCCGGCGACGATCCCGCCCAACCCCCGAAGGCCACCCCCTCTGCCCGCGCGCCGGCTGCGCCGGTGCGCGCCGTGAAGCCGACGAAACCCAAGACCCAGGCCGCTAGCGCGGCGAGAAAACCGAAGGAAAAGGCAAACACCAGCGGCCGCTTGGCCGCGGCCGGAGGAAAGGGGAAACCCACCGATGAGCCGCCGCCGTACCGCTGCCCGAATACCCCCGACATGCTTGAAGGAGCGACGGCATGAGCAACGAGCTGCGAGAAGCGGAATTCCTGAACGACGTCGAGCGTCACGAGATGCACATCCTGCGAGATGACGGCGTGTATCGGCACATCCGGTTCAAGCGACCAGGCACAGGGTGCATGCACTTCGACCTGATCACATGGCCGGGCTATCTCTGCTACGCGGGCGACATGGGCCATTACCTGTTCCGCAGGCTCAACGACATGTTCGAATTCTTTCGGACCGATCGTGAGCACGGGCGCAGGCGGGGCGATCTGCGTCTCGCGGTGAATCTCCCGTATTGGGCCGAAAAGCTTGAGGCTGTCGACGGCAACCGGCACCACAGCGGCGCGATGGAGTACAGCGAGGCGAAGCTGCGCGCCTACGTCAATGAGACGCGAATGCGATGGATTCGTGACGCGCGCGCCGAGCAGTTGCTGTCAGGCAAAGAGCGGCGGAGCCTCTGGGAGGAGGTCGACCACGAGGTGCTGAGCCGCATCGATGATGATGGCGAAGAGGCGGCCTACATCGCGCTGCGTGACTTCAGGTGGATCCCAAAACGCGGCCACTGCGCGCCGGAGTACGAGTTCACCGATTTCTGGGAGATCGAGTTCAAACAGTACACGCACCGATTCCAGTGGTGCTGCTTCGCCTTGGCGTGGGGCATTGAGCAGTACGACAGCGCAGCGGAGATTGCACTGTGAGCGAACACACTTTCACCCATGTCATGCTCGATCTCGAAACCATGGGCAACGGACCTGATGCGGCCATCGTCGCGATCGGCGCTTGCACCTTCGATATCGCGGCCGGCAAGATCGGAACGACCTACTACAACCGCGTCGACCTCGCTTCCGCTGTCTCCGCCGGCGGCGTGATCGACGCCAGCACCGTCACCTGGTGGCTGCAGCAAAGCGACGAAGCCCGGGCGGAAATCGCGCGTGAAGGCGGCATGCACATCGCTGAAGCGCTGCAGTCCTTTGAAGTTTGGATGGCCCAGCACACGCACGACGCCAATGTGTGGGGCAACGGCGCGAGCTTCGACAACGTCATCCTGCGCGGCGCCTACGCCCGCAATGGCACGCCGGCACCGTGGGCCTGGTGGAACGACCGCTGCTACCGCACAGTGAAGGCACTGCACCGCGACGTGCCGATGGAGCGCCTCGGAACCCATCACAACGCCATGGACGACGCGATCAGTCAAGCGCTACACCTGATTGCGATGCTCAACCCCAAGGAGACAGGGTGATGACGGATCTGGCTCCCATCCTCGAGCGCCTCGCGACAGTGCTCGAACGCCCGCCATTGCCGCCGGATCGCATCCTGTGGGACGCTGCGCGGGTCGGCGAATATCTTGGCGTGGCGCCGAGCACCGTCGCCGAGAAGTGGGCGCATCGCCCCGGTTTTCCGAAGGCGATCGCACTCGGTGGCGAGCGGGCGCTGCGGCGCTGGAAGGCCAAGGAAGTGATGGACTGGGCCGAGCGACAGCGGGAAGGCTGACTTGGATTGTCCCAAGAACGCCTGAGTCCCAGTCTAATCAACGCCTGTCGGTGCTCGCCCAAAGGCACCACGGCGCAAAACGCGCCAATACACTGCAGTCCGCGATACACCTAGAAAGCCCGCCAATCAAGCGATTGCGGGCTTTTCCATTTCCGCGCCACCCCGCTACACTCCGCCATAAATCTACGCGGACTGTCCCATATTCGCACCAGGACTGTCCCAAGGCGGAAGGGGTGGCATGGCGACATTCGAGAAGCGATCAGGCGCGTGGCGCGCGCGCGTCAGAAAGGGCGGCGTCGACCGAACCGAGACATTTCGCACCAAGGCCGAAGCCCAGGCATGGGCGACGCAGCTCGAGGCCGAGCTCGCCAGCGAGCGGCGTGGCGAGATCCCCGAGCACAAGACCTTCGGCGACCTGCTCGAGCGCTACGCGGCCGAGGTGGCGCCGAGCAAGCGCGGGGGCGACAAAGAGCTGCTGCGGATCGCCGCCACCCAGCAGCGCGACATCGCCAAGGTCAAGCTGCGCGACCTGGACGAGCGGCACGTCAGCAAGTGGCGCGACGATCGCCTGAAAGAAGTGCTGTCGTCCTCTGTGCTGCGGGAGTGGACGACGCTGTCACACGTGTGCACGACGGCCGTGCGTGACTGGCGATGGCTGAAGACGAACCCATTCCTGGTGGCACGCCGCCCGGCGGGTCAGCCGGCACGCAAACGGCGGCCAGAGGGCAATGAGTTGGACAGGATCTTGCACGCGCTGGGCTACTCCGAAGAGAGCCCCCCGATGACGAAGACCGCGCGCGTGGGTGCGGCCGCGCTGTTCGCGATCGAGACAGCCATGCGCGAGAGTGAGATTGCACGGCTGCGCTGGTGCGACATTACCGGTCGGGTGGCGCGTGTGGTGCAGAGCAAGACGGACGACGAGGCCCACCAAGGCCGGGACGTTCCGCTGTCGTCCGAGGCGCTACGAATCTTGTCCCGCCTGCCGCGCAGGGATGGCGACGAGGCAGCGCCCTGCTTCGACGTGCCGGCGAAGAGCATTGATGCCCTGTGGCGCAAGGGCAAGGCAATGGCGCTGGTGGACGGGCTGACCTTCCACGATTTGCGCCGCGAGGCGACGACGCGGCTGGCGAAGAAGCTCGACGTGCTGACGCTGGCCAAGGTGACCGGCCATCGGGATCTGCGGGTGCTGTCGCGGGTGTATTACGCACCGGACATGGATGAGGTGGCCGAGCGGCTGGATTGAGTGGCTACCAGCCTAGTCTTCTAGCGCCCCGCCCGCAGCGCCTCCCGTTCGCCTTCCAGCCGCCTGATCTCTTCGCGCAGCCCGCGAATCCGCACATCGTAGCGGGCCACTACGGCGCTCATTTCCTCGCTGATGCTGTTCTCCCACACTGCGCCCGCCAGGTTGTTGTTCGCCTGCGCCTTCTTGGCGCGCAACGCAGCGAGCTCGCCGCTCATCCTGTCCTCCTGCTCACGGATGCGGCTGTGCTCGACGCTGATCCGGTGATCGATATCGCGCAGGGCACGCTCATGCTCCATGCGGGCGACGACGGCTTGCGGATTGCTGGATGAGTTGATCGGGGCCGCATCGGATTGCGAAGGCGCCGAGACGGGGCCCGCGGCAGCGCGCCCCGATGCAGGGCGCACATCGATCGGCTTGGCGTCGACGGCGCATGGCTTGTCGGCGAAGACGGTCTTGCCGTCGACGCGGCACTTGTAGACCTGGGCGTGGGCGCTGGTGGCCACGAGCAGCGCGGCAAAGGCGGCGAACGTGCCCAGGGCACAGCGCGCGAGAGGCGTGGTAGCGGGCATGGCGGTGTCCTGCTGGGTAGGCTGCCGGCATTCTACCGCGCCCCGATGGGCCATGCGGTGGGTCAGACCTCGATGATCTCCACCGGCAGCAGAGGCGCCGGCCCCTCGACGGCGCCGTCGCGCACGAAGACGCGCTCGCCGACCATGGCCTCGCCGCGGGCGGGGATGTGCGTGCCGTCGGGGAGCTCGACGCGCAGCGGCATGGTGGCGACGACGGTGCCGACGAGCAGCGGGGCGTCCGGGATTAGCGCGCGGAACTTGCGGTACAGGTTGCTCATGCGTGGGTCTCCAGCTCGATGGTCTGGCGCGCGGTGGGCAGTTGCGCGGTGACGCCGGTGCTGCGGACGATGCCGCGGCGGGTGGTGCCGGCGTCGGTGTATTGCACGAGCTTGCCGGGGGTGATGATGCCGGTCTCGGGCAGGATGGGTAGCTCGAGCGTGATGCGCGCCTGGCGCCCGGTGTCGGCCAGGATGGGGCGGCCCCTGGCGCGGGCGCCGTCGGCGTGGGTGATGAGCGGGTCGGTGATCATGGGCGCGACCACGTCGCCAGCGGTGCCGGTGCGGGTGATCTGGCCGAGCACGCCGCCAGCCTCGGTGCCGCTGACGAAGACGCGGTTGTAGGCGGCCTTGTCCTGCCACTCGATGGCCTCGCGCACTACCGGGGCGCTGGGCAGGGTGATGTCGGGCGTAGCGGCGGACCACTCCCAGGGCAGCAGCGGGTAGCGCGGGAGGATGCGCAGGGTGTCGAGCAGCGGATCGGCCTGGACGTAGGCACCGGCCGCTTCGGCCAGGCGCTGGGCGTGGGCGATGTAGCTACCGGTGTGGCTGTAGAGGCCGGCGGGGACGAGCCAGTCGGCGGCCTGCCAGTCGACGGCCCAGCCGATGCCGACGTTGTTGATGGTGAGCGCATCGGCGAGGAGCTGCTGCATGTTGCGCGCTTCGACGTTACTGCGGGTGACGATGGGGCTGTGCGGGTCGGCGAGCATGGCCGCCCTGCCCCGGCCGCTGATGCGGATGCGCGACTGCGCAAAGCGGCGGTCGCGCGCGATGCGCTCGGCGAGCAGGCGGAACTGCTGGCCGTTGACGGTGGCGAGCAGCTCGACCGGATCGCCGCCGGGCGCGGGCTCGACGAGGGCGAGCTCGGCGCCGGGGATCGAGGCGTCCCAGCCCCAGACCCAGGAGTCGGCGTCGATCTGCAGGCTGAGGGACAGCGCCGAGAGCTGCGCGCCGTCGCTGGCGCGCACGAGGGTGATGGTGTTGAGCACGATGTAGGCTCTCCGGATGGGGACGATGATGCCGCCCGGCTGCGGCGCGGGCGGCGGGCAGCCGAAGATGAGTGCCGTTGTGCCGTCCGCGAGGCGGCAGAACTTCAGCGCGACCGGGCTGCTCGGGGCGTTGGGGTCGATCGGCGGCTCGGGCCACGGGTACGTGGCCTGCCACCAGCCGACGGGCAGTTTCGCCGCGTGGGTGTGCGGGGCACGCAGTGGGGTCGCTGTCTTGCGCGCCTGCTGTCCGCGGGCGGTCACTGCCGCGCGGGCGTGGGCGCCGTGCTGCTGATCGGTGCGGAGCGGGTGCTGGAAGCGGATGCGGTCCTGGTGCTCGCTGCGGGCACCCTGCCCGAGCGGTAGGCCGTGCTGGTGCCGGGCGCCCATGGCGCGCCGCTGCCGGAGCGTGTCGGCGTGTCGTGTGCTGCTACCCCCCTCGAGCGGGATGCCGTACTGCCACCGCTGCGCGCTCGCGCGGCTGGCCGCGAGCATCTGCTGCTGGTCGATGGCGGCGCCGACACGGAGCAGGTCCGCCGAGGTGTGCGGTGCCGCGATCGGCGTGGGCGCGGAGGAGAACTGTTGCTGGCTGGCGGCGAGCGGCGTGGGGGTGAGGCGGGCGCCCTGCTGTGCGCGGGCACCGAGCCCGGGGCCGATGGCGTCAGGCAAGGCCCGATCGTAGTCGACTGCGGCGGATGCGAGCGTGACGGCCGGCAGCGTGACGGCCGGCAGCGCGGCGGTGAGTTCGGCGCGGTCGAGGGTGTGCCCGGTGACGATCGCGGACAGCGACGTCGTGGCAGCTGGGAGCGCCGCCGCCAGTGCGCCGAGCGTGCGAGGCACCGTCTCCGACGCCTCGATCGAAAGCGGAAGCAACGGTGCGGGGAGTGTGGCGGACAGCGCCGCGCCCACGAGCACGCGCACCGTGCCCACCGCGGCGAGCGCGAGATCCGGCGCGAGATCCGGCGCGGTGGGCGCAGGGATCCCGGCAGCAAGGCTGCCTGCGACGACATCCGGCTGCTCGACAGCATCGCCGAAGCGCAGATCGACCGGCCCGGGCGTTGCCGAGACCGGCCACTGGAACCGGAGATTGACCGGACTGGTCACCGCGTCAGCCTTGGAAGACGGCCGAGGTCAGACGCACGAAGGCGCCGGCTTGCAGGTTCGTGCTGGCGAGTTTGATCTCGCCGGTGCTCTCCGGCGCATCGTCGGACACCGTGATGCTGTCCGCCCACAACGCACCGGTGTTGTCCTTGACGCGGGCGGACGCGGGCGTGCCGGCGATGGCGACCTGCGCCTCGATCGGGACCGTCAGCGTGATCCGGAATGTTTCCGCGTTGAGGGTGCCGACGCCGTCCGCGATCGGGATCGTCACCAGCACCGCGTTGGTGGCGTCTAGGATTTCGATGGTCGCCTGTCCGGCGCCCGCATCGAGCAGATCGAGCGAGGCTTGCAGGGCCGGCAGGCGGGCGGCGGCGGCGCGGGCGGCGAGATGGGCAGCTGAAAGTTGCATGTCAATCCACAGTAGGGACGATGTTCATCTTGATCACCGGGTCGTATTGGCCGGTATGGTCATACGCGATGACGTGGTATTTCTTCGAGGGGTCGAGACTTCGAACCTCCCAATTCCCGTTTTCGTCGGCCCAGGTCCACGTTGAAAACGCACTTGCTGATGGAAATACGTGACCGTGGGCGTTTGGTTCAGAAGAAACAACCTGCACCCGGCGCATTAAGGGGGAGCCCGGTCCCGCCGCCTCTTTTGTCGTTCCGTACAATCTCCCGCTCGGAATAAGTCCGACGTCTACAACCTGCCCACCCACATTAAAAACGCTCATCGCCAAGGTCCAGTTATGTCAATCAAAGCCCATCCGGCAAAGGCCTTAATCATCTTGTAGACCTTACCAGGTGCTCCGGGGATGCTAATTTTGTCCAAAGGTGGCGTTGTATTGTAGGCAGACAGGTCGGTGTTGATGGCGCAGGCCCCGGGTAGCGTGCCTCGCCAGGTCGCCGCCGCGGAGGAACCGTTGCGAACAATGACGGGATACGATACGGTCAGTAGTCCCGACAGTTCGGGGTAACTCGGTCCGCTCGAACCCGTAGAAGAACCCGCCATCGCACAGTTAAAAAGGTTGTATTCCGCCGTGGGGGCTCCTTGAATACCTCGGGGGGCAAAAGGGCCACCTGGCGCACCTGAATTTGTATTCCAAAGAATAGTTCGGAGGTACGCTTGAACGCTTGATATCGCTACGTTGTAGGATCCGGCAGTTATTGCTGCGTATTTGTCGTTCGGTATAAATCTATTTATATCTCCGCACAAGTAAAGTAAGTTTGACGAGGCTGCGACACCAGTAACGAAGACGGAAAAATAGAAGAAAGAGCCGTCAGCGATGAGTTGCCAAGAGCGCGGCGTGCTGGTCGAGCTTGTGTGCCAAATAGACGTTGCTTGTTGCGCCGCCGGAGGAAATTCATCCGCACCGCTGTCGATGTTCGACATATGTGTGTACCCTCTGTGGATACAAGGATTCACGGTGTTGTCGAATCTGAAAAAACATTGAGTGGAGTCGGGATCTTTCGACTGATAAACCCTTTTGTTGGTCTCGCTGAATGGGACGGACCAATCCGCGGGGGCGAGTTTCAGGGAAACGCCCGAAATGGCCCCGTTGGTGATTCCGGGACAAAGGAAAGTTAGCGAGCTCGCTGCGCTAGTTGCAACTTTCCACTCGCCGTTTAGGGCGGGATTGCTGGCACCCGATACCAGGATCACAGAATGTTCGGGGTACGGGTTTCCCGCCCCGATTGACACCGTCGCAACACCGTCTGCGATCACAACGCTGTCGGGTGTTCGAACGCAGAACCCGTTCACCAGACACGCATCGAGAATTCCGATCAAAGATCCGATTGCGTTTGTGGCGGTCGGTGCACCCGACATATCGCTGCTGAAATATTTGACGCTGGTATCTGCTTTCGTCGTCATCTATTCGTACTCCTGCCAATTACGGTCGGTCGATGTTGCCCAGCGCGTACAGTTCCACGCCATCTTCGCCATCGCCGATGGGTTCGTCGGATTGCTGGATGCTGCGTGCGATCCAGATGTCGGCCAGCGCGCCGACCGTGTTGATGCGCACCACGTTCCCGGCGCTCCAGCCGCCGCCGTTGGCCGCGAGCGGGATGCGCAGGTACGGGGCGCCGCCCGTGCCATCCTGGTTGCGCGTGCGCGGGTTGATCGGCGCGATGTCGGCCGTGTAGGGGCCGCTGAACACCAGGCCGCGGCGCTCGCCGATCAGTTCGACGTTGGTGGTGCTCGTCCAGCGCAGCAGCCAGCGTTCGGTCTCGGCGCCCTCGTTGGTCACCTGGATCGGGTGCGCGATGGTGTCGAGCGTGGCCGTGGCCTCGCTGCCGACGAGCGAGTCTGACCAGGTGCCGTTCCAGGTCGCCTGGTCCCACACAGCACTGACGCGCGCCCGGCGGTCACCGTGGATCAGGCACGACGCGACAATCGACTCGTTCGCGGGGAAGTTGTGGGAGAGCGGGCGGGCGAGCGTGAGTTGGCCGCTGATCTGTGCGTCGGTGATCTGACGCAGATCGCCGACGGTGTGGCGCACCTTGACCGGCATCACCATCCCGGACACGTCCTGGAACGTCACGATGCCCGTGGCGCGGTCGAGCGTGTAGCCGGTAGGCTTGCTCGCGCCCGTGGCGTCGATCACGCGGATCCAGCCGATGCGGTCGCGGCCGCAACTGATCGTGCCGCCGTTGGCGACGGTGGTGGGCGCGGTCTCGGCGGCGTGCATGACCATGACGACGTCGCCGGGTCGATAGATGGGTACGCGACCATCGGACGGCAGGCGCACCGGGTCGATGCCGAGCACGTCCGCGTCGAGCGGCAGGTAGCTGTAGGCCACCGCGTTGTAGCGGATGGTGTCGGGGATCACCTGCACCGGCGTCCAGGTCTCCCCAGACAGGGTGCCGAACTCGACCTGCGCGGTCCCCATCTCGTAATTGACCGTGCCGCGCATCTGCGCGCCGGTAATCACTCCGTTTGCGTCCGCGCTTCCTGCGATCGCGGTGCCGTCGATTCGGGTGGCGTTGATCGAGAGCGCCTCGGGCTTGATCGGGGTGAGCGTGGCGCGGAAGGATGCGTCGATGGTGCTCCATTGGCCGTAGCGCACCAAGCATGCGGAGACGGTGGGCGCAGCAGCGCCTGCACCCCACAGCGTGACCGCCGCCACGCCCCTGTCGTAATCGACGGCGCCGGCGGGCGTGCCCGAGCCAGTTCCCGGATCGATGTCGGTATAGAGCGTGCCGGCGCGGTCTTCGTACGTCTTGCCCGCCCACGAGAAGCGTAGGGAACCCGGCACGATGGTGCCGGCGGCGGATCCCAGCAGGTCGAGTCGCACGCCGAGCGTGCCGAGCACGATCGGCTCATCGACAACGCTGTTCGGGCTCGATGCCGCGTCGCGCTCGACCCGGATGTCGGTGACCGACACGATGGTGGCTGTCGTCGCCAACGGACTCCAGGTGCCCTCGGTCGGCGCCGGCGTGGCCGACGTGGTGACCACCCCCCAGGTTGAGCCACTGACCGCCGGGTTTGCGGTGAGCGTTACCACGCCCGTTGCAGATGCGAAGCTGCCGACAAGTTGGTCGGCGAAAAGCACGCTGTTGCCGTTGTTGAGTTGCACGCGCTGTGCGCTTACGCGCACTTGCCCGCCTGCCGTGATGTACGCAGCGGCCGCGCCCGATACGGCGCCGAGCGTGACGCCGAAAAGCATCGTGCCGCCATTCCGGAACGGCGCGATACCAGGCATCGTGAACTGCCCGCCGGTGATCGTGGCCGAGTTACCCACGGCCGTCACATCGCCCTCGCGCCAGGTGTAGTCGATGTTTGCCGACTGCCCGTAGGTAAGCAGCCCCGACAGCCTCAACACCACTTCGCCGGTGGCGTAGTTGATCCTCCCCTCCGTGATACCGTCGCCAGTGATGACGCCGTTGCTGTCGAGCGCGGTCTTTGCCACGCCAGCGATCGAGTACGTGATGCTCACCGAGCCCGGTACAACCGGTGCATGGAGGGTGGCAAATCGCAGATCGCTTGTAGCGGCAGCCGAGGCCGTCGCGCCCGCCTTGACGACGTAGTGCGCCGGCGAGGCCCAGGCGTACATGATCTGACTGCCCACGTCGGGCAGTGCGCCAAGCGTTATCGCTACCGCGCCGGTGGTGTAGTTGATCGTTCCCGCGCCGATGCTGGCATCCGACGCGGCCAACGCCCCGGCGCCGTTGTCGCGCAACGCATACCAGTTGCCCTGCGCGCGGAACGAGATCGTGATGGCGCCGGGAGCCGGGATGGGTAGCAGGGTTTCAATCCAGTTGAGGCGGCGGTTTTCTGCGGTGACCGCCAGGGCGCGGGTGTGCGCCTGCTGCGCGACTTCGACGGTACGATCGCCCGCGGAATAGGTGGCGACGACATCCGGATTCATCCGCTGGCTGACGAGCGGGGTCTCGGTCTGCGCGCTGGGGACCAGCTTGGTGAACATGCTCGCCGCCTGTACCGTGAGCGCGCCAACGTTGGCGGCTTCGGCCAGCCGCTGCGCGCCGTAGTAGCGGGCGGCGTCGGCGACGGTCGTATCGCGGATGCGGGTCTTGCCGGTGTAGTTGATCGATGCGTCGAGCTGATATGGGCTGTGCCCGGTGAAGTTGTGCCGCAGCGCATCGGACAGCGACAGCGTGACCACCCAGCGGGTGAATTCGAGGGTCGATCCCTGGTTGAAAACGACCGTCGCGACGCTGTCGACCTTGGTCACCCGAACGTACTGCTCTTTCTCGCCGGCCAGGCCCTCGTCCTGCACCAGGCATAGCGTCTTGCCGATTGCAGGCAGCGCGGAACCGACGCGCTGGATGAGACTGATTGCGCGCATTCCGACGATGTGGTTTTCGTACAGATAGCCCGCCCAGGTTGGCCCCTTGTACAAATACGCCTGCACTTTGTTCGCCGCATCGGTGCGAGTGTCGAACGGGTCGTTGCTCGAGAACAGGGTGTAGCCGAGGGCGTCGTCCTGCGGCAGCGCGGTGATCACCGTTTTGGCGCCACCGTACAGGTCGGTGCTGAGGGTGCGGACGGCAAGGAATAGCTTGCGCAGGTTGAAGCGCCCGTAGGCGCGGTCGAGGTCGGAGATGTCCTCGAAGACGTTGTTCATCTGGCCGTCGACGATCACGCGGCCGGTGGCGGCGCCGCCGCCCTCGGGCACGTCGTCCATGACCTGCGACTCGACGAAGACGATGTTTTGTTCCTGGATGGGCATGGGGTCAGATCTCGATGAGGCGGAGGGTGACGACGTAGGGCCAGTCGGCGGGCGGGACTTCGCGGTCCCACACCTGGCGGGCGGTGATCGGTTCTTCGCCGGGGCGGAAGGCGACGGTGAAGCTGCGGCCGTCGGCGAGCTGCAGCGTGTAGGTGGCGCCGGCGACGGCGGCCTTGGCGCGCAAGGTGATGAGCTTGCTGCGGGTCATGCCCGACCAGCCGCGGTCGTCGGACGCCGCCAAGGTGATCGGGCGGCCCGCCTGGCGCGTGCCGGCGTCGATGACGAGGGCGCCGGTGATGCTGTATTCCTGCGCGGACAGGGCGGGCGACCAGTCGAACTCGTCTTGCCAGATCATGCCGGCGGGGAGCGCGATGCCGTCGAGGGTGTGGGTGGTCATGGGTCAGGCTCTCGACATGTCGGCTTCGAGCTGGCGGAGCAGCTCGGTCAGTGCCTCGGCATCGGCGCGGCTGGCGGTGTTGATGGTCTGCGTGCGGCCGGCACCGGTGCCGATCTGCACGCGGTAGGTGGTGATCTGCTCGCGGGGCTGCTGCCCGACGATGCGGGGCTGGTTTGATTCGTAGCGGCCGGAGGCGCGTTCCTGCTCGATCTGGATGGCGTCGAGCTGGTCGGAGACGCTTTGCCAGAATCGGTTGTAGTCCGCGGTGCCGAACGAGGCCACGCGCATGCCCTGGCGCTTGGCGCGGCGCTGGAATTCCTCCTCGAACTGCTTGCGCATCTCGAGCCCGCCGAGCTGCTCGGCGCGGTTGAGAATGCCGAGGACGGGGGATTCAGCGGGACCGGTCGGCCCCTTCTTCTCGGAGGCCCACTTCTTGAAGAGCGCCTCGGTGCCGCCGTTGCCGATCTCGGCGTACATCGCGCCGTTCTCGGCCAGATACACGTTGTCGTCTTCCTGGTCTCGCGTTCCGCCGGGACGACCACCGCCACCCCCGCCACCGCCCTGCTGCTGCAGCTGTTGCAGGCGGCGGATGCGCTCGGCCGACCGGTCGGCTTCGCTACCGACCCCGCGCACCGCGTCGGCGGCATCAGACATGCCCGATTCGATCTGCGTCCCGGCGCCCTGCCCCGCTGCGCCGAGGTCGTAGAGCGCGGCCTCAGCCTTGAGCGCTTCACTGACGACGCCGTTGTTTGCTTCGATAACGCGCTTGGCGTAGGCGTCGAATGCCAGCGCGACCTCGCGTGCGCTGGCCGTGCCGCTGTCGCGGATCTGCTCGAATGCGGCGCGGGCCCGATCTGCCGCAGCCCTGAGCTCGGCGTCGGAGGTAATTCGCAGCTCGCGAAAGGCCTTGTTGATGCCAGTGACCTCGCCAGCGGCATCGCCCGCTTTGCGGCGAATCTCCTCAAGGGCGGCGGAAACCTCGGCGCCTGCCAAGGCGCCCTCCTTCCCGAGCTTGATGACCAGGGCTTTGAGGTTCTCGAACTCGACGGGATTCTTGGCGCGGGCGAGCGCAGCGGCAAGTGCGGCGTCGAGTGCGGCACCGGCGTTGATGCCGGCGGTGGTGAGCTGATCGTATTGCCCGGCGAGGACTTCCACGCTGCCGACGGCTTCGGTGAACTTGGCCGACATGCCGGTGAGCGTGACATCAGCGTCCACCCCGAGGCGCACCAGCGCGGCGCGTGCCTGCGCGTCGAGCGCCACGCCGAGCTGCTGCGCACTGATCGCGCCGCGGTTGAACGCCATCTCGGCCTGGATGCCGAAGGCCTGCAGGTCTTCGTTCGAGAGCTTTTTCAGGCGATCGGCCAGCGCGGTCTGGATCTGCTGGCCGGTGACCTGCGCGCCCTGACGCAGGACGTCCAGATCGGTGATCAGCTTGCCGATGCCGTCGGCGCTGTCGATGTTCGCGGCCTTTGCGATGTTGCCGAGCGCAGTCGCTGCGTCCTGCCCCTTCTGGCGCATGCTGCCGAAGGTGCGCTCGACCTCGGAGAGCTTGAAGCGGGCTGCTTCGGCCTCTGTGGCGATCAGCCGGATCTGGTCGGCGGTGGCGTTGGGCGGCGGCTCGGCGAGCAGTTTGGCGACTGCTTCTTCCGCATCCTCGGCGGCCCCCTTCGCCTCGAAGAACTTGGCGACCAGGAAGGCCACGCCCGCAACAGCGCCAGCCACGGCGAGCCCAGGCAGTGCGCGACCCAGGGTGAGCATGGCCGCGGTGGCGGCCTTGCCGGCGGCCGCCAGGCCGGTGAGCGCGGCGGCCTTGGCGGTGGTGGCTGCAGTGCTGGCGGCAGTGAGGGTGATGTAGCCGCGCAGCGCGGCGGCGGCCTTGACGGCGAGCGCGCTGACGATGATCTCGCCGGCTGTGGCGGCGACACCGGCGATGTTGTCGAGGTTATCGGCGATGAGGTTGAGCCCGCCGGCCACGGCATCGGAGGCGCCGGTGGTCTCGTTGAGCCGGCCGACGAAAACCTGCCACTCGTTGGCCAGGCGCTGGGTGGCGCGCCCGATGGTGTCGGGGAGCTGGACGAAGTCGCGCTCGATAGCGTCGCGCTGGCTTTCGAGGGCGCCGAGCACGACCTCGGTGGTGAGCTGGCCCTGCTCGGCCATCTTGCGCAGCTCGCCCCGGGCCACCCCGAGGCCGGCGGCGAGCGCATCCATCAGTCGCGGCGCGGCCTCGTTGACCGAGTTGAACTCGTCGCCACGCAGCGCACCCGACGCGAAGGCCTGGGCAAGCTGTGTGATGGCGCCCGACGCGGCCGAGGCCGAGGTGCCCGACACGACGAAGCTCTTGTTGATGGTGTCGGTGAGCCCGGCCACCCGCTCTTGCGAGAAGCCCAGATCGGCGGTGCTGCTGGCGATGCGGCCGTAGAGTTCGCCGACGCTGTTGATGTCGGCGCCGGCGGCGTTTGCGCTCGCGCGCACCGCCTCGAGCGCACCTCCGAGGTCGCCATTGGCGCCGACTGCGAGCTGCAGTCGCGCCTCGAGGTTCGCCGCCGCGTCCGCAATCGGGGCCAGCGCTTGGGCGAAGTCGATGAGCTGGTCGGCGGCGAATGCGCCGGCCACAGCCGCGGCGACGCCGGTTGCCTTTGTCCGGAGCCCGTCGAAGACGCCCGAGGCGCGGTCTTCGGCCGCAATGATGATTTTTGTTTTCGGGTCAGCCATGGTCAACGGGCGCCCCGACATTCGGCGTGCAGGCGTCTGCACTGGCCGGCGGCGTCGATGAGTTCGTGTGTCCAGATCACGGCGGCGATCTCGTCGTTACTGCCCAGACTGGGCAGCGGTGGGCAGGGTTGTGCGCAGGCCGTGGGGCGCATCGGGAGCGTTTGCGGCGTCGATGGCGGCGTTGTAGTTGTGCAGGCGGCCAGCAGGCAGGCCGCAATCGGGGCGAGGCGTTTCGCGCAGGGCATCGAGCTGGCCTTTCAGTCTGCTCTCACGAGCTGCAGCGGCGTCTTGTGCATGCTGTAGGGCGGCCGCTTGCCGGCGGTCGGATTCAAGCGCTGCGTCTGCACGTGCAGACTCAGCAGCGGTGTGCGCAGCCGCGGCGATGCGCGCGGCACAGTCATCGCGGCCAGCCGTGCGGCCGAGGTCGTAAACGCCCCAAGCTGCCACTGCGACAGCCACCAGAGCGGCAGGAAGACGATAAGCGGCGGGTAGCACATCAGTGTCCTCCCAGATAGGTCATGGCTGCGGCGTAGAGGCGGAGCCGGTCATCGAGGCCGGTGAGACCGCCGTTGACGACGCGGGTGACGGCGGCGAGGTCGCCGGTGTCGGCGAGCGCGTTGCAGCCGGCGTCGGCCCACCACCACGCCGAGGCCATGGCGGCAATGTAGGGGTCTTCGAGGCGATCGGGGGCGTTGAGCAGGTCGAGCGCGAGGGCGCGGCCGACGCGGGCGTAGCTGTCGCGGCCGGTGATCTGGATGAGGCCGCGACCGCGGTAGCGCCAGCCGTCGCCGGATTCGGCGTTGCCGTTGCCCAGGCGGCGGGCGTAGGTCAGGTTCGCGATGATTTCCGGCTTGCGGGCGATGCGGATCGCGGAGGCGTTGGGGGCGCCGGTCATGTCGGCGTAGCGGGCGGGCCAGGTGGCGGCGAGGCCTTGCGCGCTGTAGTTGAGGTTTTCGACCAGCGTGGAGAAGCGGGCGGATTCGTGGGCGAGCGTGGCGAGCCAGGCGGCGACGCGGCGCGGGCTGGTGTCGATGTCGAAGGCGCGGGCGGCGATGCGCAGGTGCGGCAGGAAGCGCTGGCCGTGGGCATGGCGCACGCCGAGGGCTTCGAGCAGCGACAGGGTGATGGGCGAGATCGGCGCGCTGGCCGCGGCGCGCTCGGGGAAGGGGCGGACCATGTCGGCGGTGGCACCGGAATGGTCGGGGCGCGCGGGGGCGCGCAGGAAGCCGGTGAGGCGGTCGAGCAGCGCGGTGATCATCATTGGCGCCTGCGGTCGAGGGTGAAGACGGCCGCGGCGCAGACGAGCACGGCGGCGCTATAGGCGTCGGGCACTGTTTTGCCGGCGACGACACTGGCGACGATCGCGGCGGCCGAGCCGCCCAGCAGCGCCCAGGCGAAGAACCACGGCAGGTTGGTGCAGCGGCTCATGCGGTTGATGCGGTGCACCGCCTGGACGGCGATGAGCAGCGCGGCGAAGAGCTCGAGGGTGATGACGATGGCGGTCACTTGCTGCCCCCCATGATGCGGCCGACACGCACGAGCAGGATGCTGAGGCCACCCCAGCCGACGGCGAACGCGGCGGGGTAGCGCAGGAGGTCGGGGTTGATCTGCGCGGCCTGGGGCACGACGCTGGCTGCAGCCAGGGAAAGCGGCACGGCCGACCAGGCGGCGAGCAGCGTGCCGACGATGACCTGCAGCACACGCGCCCATGGCCCGCCTTCGTCCATGGAGCGCAGTGCCCACAGCGCGCCGACGAAGCCCGGGAAAATGAGGTCGGCAGGCAAGCCCGTAGCGAGGCCGGCGACCATGATGCTGCCGGCGGTGGCTGCTGCTGCGGTAGTGGAGGCGGGTTCGGTCATAAAACGTAGGGGCGTGGCGCTGCGCGGGGCTACGGCAGGCGGATTCCAGGCTCGAGCGCCCTGCCCTGCAAGGCGCTCTGGTCTGGTGACCCGCTTACTCGGCGACCGGGGCGTCGTCGAGGTAGATGGCGGAGCCGTTGGCCGGGGTGAGCACTTCGAGCTCGAATTCCATGGTCACGTACTCGGCTTCTTCGGCGATCACGGGCAGCTCGCCGGCGGGCTTGAGGATGCACAGCGGCATGTAGTAGTCGCGGTTGGTGGCGCCGGCGTTGTCGGAGACGACCCGGATGGCGCCACGCAGCTCGGAGGCCTGGCCGGTCTTGATGCGCTTCCAGGTCTTTGCGGGCTTGTCGTAGCTGACCTTGATGTTGCCGGCGACGATCGTGCCGGCCTCGAGGATCTGCAGACGGCCCTTGACGAGGTCGACGGCGTAGTCGGTACCGGCGACATAGGTGGTGACCCCGCCTTCGTTGGTGACGACGAGGTTGCTGATGTTGCGATCGCCAGCGGGGTTGGCGTCGCTGCGGCCGAGCTGGTAGATGCGGCCTGGAATGACGGCGACCGTGGCACCGGCGACGGCGGTGGAGGTCTGGGTGACGGTTTCGACTTGGCCGGAGAGGTACTTGGCCAGGTTGTCGAAGCTGACGTTGTCGCAGGTGACGGTGGCGGTGCGGTTGACTTGGACGACGCGGGAGTCGTCTTTCTCGCGCAGGCCGGTCTGCGAGCTGAAGTGCTCGAGCTTCTCGGTTTCGATGCTGATGTTGAAGCTCGGGCAGTTGCCGAATTCCTCTTCGCCGGTGAGGGCGTCGAGGGCGTTGCGCGGGTCCCAGTACAGGCGACCGCGCGGGATCTGGTACTCGTTGCTGGTGTGGATCAGAGCCATGGCGGTCTCCTGAAGTTACGGTTGCCCGTCGTAGCGGGCGGAAGTCTTGAACATGAGGCTGTAGGCGACGAGGCCCTGGTCGGTGGCCTCGCGCTGTACTTGCTGGAGCTGCAGCCGCTGCCAGGCGCGCCCGCCGTGGGTGCCGGGCGCCCAGTTGTGCAGACTGGCGACGACGGCCGCGAAGGCGGTGTCGAGCTCGCCAAATGCGGTGCCGCTGTACTGCGCGACCAGATGCACGCCCCAGGTGACGCCGACGGCGACCGCGGTGTTGCGGGCGTCGGTGATGTCGGCGCCCTCGCATTGCACTTCGACCGCCGGCAGCGGGCGCCGGGTGGTCTCGGCGGCGCTGCTGCGCACGGTCCAGTTGGCAAGGGCGGGATCGGCAGCCAGGCGGGCGAGGAGCGGGGATTCGAGGGCGAACATCAGGCGGTGACCTCGCGCAGGCGGACGACGGCCTCGCGGCCGTCGCCGATGCGGTAGGGGTCGTCGGCGACGCGGTACTGCTGGCCGCGGAGGGTGAGGAGGTCCCCCGGGGCGAGCGTGGCCGAGGCGAGCGGGTAGCGGAGCTGGTAGTCGCCCACGATGGACGGGGGCGAGAGCGGGTCGAGGTCGGCCATGCTGAAGACGCCGTAGAACGACGCCCCGGCGGCCGGGGTGACCGGCTCGCCGAGGGTGGCGTAGACCGCCGCGTCGAGATCGGAGACGAGGTCTTCGAGCATCGTCAGGGTCAGGAGAAGGTGGTCAGGCAGGCGTGCTGCCAGTAGCCGTAGCCGACGTTGCGCACCGCCTTGACGCCGTATTGGTGCTTGTTCTCCTTAAACTCGAGCTCGGAGCCTTCGGCCACGGCGGCGATGGTGACGCCCTCCTCTTCCTGTCGGATGAACGGCTTGGTCTGGCCGTCGGCGCGGAAGGTGGCAAACTTGGTCGTCCAGGAGAGCCGCGGGTTGACCGCGAGCTCGAACTGGAAGCCGCCGAGGTTGGTGATGGTGTTGGTGCGGCTGCCGCTGCCATCGACGATGACGGGGTTCTTGAGGGCGGCCGCCGCCGATGCCATGAAGGGCACCGGCACCATGATGAGGAAGCGCGTGGCGTCCTCGTTCATGGGCTCACCCTGGTCGTCCTTCAGGCCGAGAATCTGTTCGACCGACTTGAGCACCGCGGTCTCGAACTCGGCCGCGCTGGGCGCGGTGGCGGTCGTGATGTCGAGGCCGATGTCGTTGGACTGGCTGCCGCTGTCGCCGTCGAGATGGTCGGTATCGAAGAAGGCTTGACCGTCGTAGCACAGCGCGCTTTCACCGGAGACGATCAGCGAGGATAGCAGCTTGGCCCAGTGGGCATTCGTGCGCTGAGCGAGTTCGCGGACGCGGACCATGACCTGGCCGGTCTTGTCGCGGCGGATCTCGTCGACCAGCACTTCGAGCGTGGCCTCGAAGGTCTTGTTGCGGATGGTGATGCCGTTTTCACGGAAGCCCTTGGCTTGACGGCCGCCGACCCATTCACGCAGCGCGGGGGACATGCCCAGCCAGGCGTAGGTTTCCGACTCCTGGTTGGAATCGAACATGGTAGAGACGCTGGGCACCCACAGGGCGCCCTCGTTCTGCTCGAGGGTGTTGTAGAACTCGCCGATGATGGCGCGAGAGGAAAGGGTTTGAGCACCCATGATGTTCTCCTGTGTGGGCCGTTATCAGGCGTGGAGCGCCGCGCCAACGAGGGCGGCATCGAATTCGACGACGGCGACGCCGGTCTCGACCCAGCGGCTGACGTAGCCGATGAGGCTGTTGCCCAGCGCGGTGAGGGTGAAGGTGTCGTCGTCGGAGGCATAGACGGCCGGGCGGTCGTTCGCGGTGATGGCGATGCCGGCGATCGGCAGTTGCACGCGGCCACGGGTGCGCACGGTGACGTTGATGGCACCGGCGGCGCCGGTCGAGTTGTCGGCGCGGCGCTGAGCGAAGCCGAGGAAGCGTTCGCCGGCGACGAGCGGCTGGGCATAGCCGGCGCCGTTCTCGCCGACCGCGGCGCCTTCGTAAATGATGTCGGCGGCGACGACGGGGTAGTCTTCCAGCTCGCCGAGTTGGTAGGCGCGCGGGGTGTCTTTGGCCAGGGTGGTCATGACTGGATCTCCTTACTTGCCCAGGACGCGGGCGCGGCCGTTGGCGGTGGCTTTGAGGTAGGCGGTGTACGCGCCCAGGGTGCCGAACTCGGCGCGCAGCGACTTCGACTTGTCCCAGTCCGCCTTGGCGCGCTCTTCGACGGGAATGTCGTCGTCGGCGGCGTCGTCATCAGCCGGCGCGGCGGCGTGGGCAACCGGGGCGGGGGCGTCGGCGCGCATGGCGTCGGCACGGCCCTGCATGCTGGCTTTTTCGGCCTGAAGGATGCGCAGGGAGGCGGCTTCGATGCTGACGCCGTCGTCGATGAGCTGGGCGACCAGCTTGTCGTGACCGGGGATGGCTGCGCCCTGGATGCCGAGCACGCGGGCGCGCTCGGCAGTGGCGGCTTCGACCTGGATGGCGCAGACGATGTCGGCGTGGTTGGCCGCGAGGTATTCGCGGGTGATCTCCGGCTGTTGGGCGGCCGGTGCGCCTTGCTTCTCTGCCATGAGGGGGGCTCCTTTGCTGGCGGTTGCACCGGACAAGCCGGCAATCAAGCCCTCGAAGGTGCCGACTTCGTCGGCCATTCCGCGGGCAACTGCTTCTGATGCGAGGAATACGTCGCCGCCACCGAAGCGGCCGATGACGTCATCGGCACTGACGCCGCGGTACTGCGCAACGTCTTCGATGAAGACTTGCGCGAGCGCGTCGATCAGAGACTGAACCTGGCCGCGGCCGGCCTCGGTGGTAACGTCGGGGCGCTTCTTGGGGGACTGGCTGCTGACGATCTCGACGGCGCCGTCGCGCTTTTCGGGGTTGATCGATACGACGGCGCCGATCGAGCCGACCATGGCGGTCTTGCTCATGACGATGCGGTCGGCGGCGGCTGCGATCCAGTACGCGGCGCTGGCTGCGGTGCCGTCGACGTAGGCGGTGACGGGTTTGCCGGCGTTACGCACCATGTGGGCAAACTCGGCAATGCCTTGGGCCTGCCCACCGGGGCTGTCGAGGTTGAGCACGATGTGCTTGACGGCAGGGTCTTCGACGGCGACCGTGAATTCTTTGGCGAGCACTTCGAGCGAGGTGGCGCCAGATACCTCGGTGAAGAGGTTGGCATAGCGGAACACCGGGCCGGTGACCGGGATCACAGCGACCGCGCCGCGCATGGTGACCTTGCGCGTGTTCTGCAGCGGACGGCCGAGCCGCGCTTCGACGGCTTCGACTGCGTCGTTCTCGCGGCGGGCGATCGCGGCGATGGTGGCCAGCATGTCGGGCTGGATCGCCCAGGGCTGCGAGGCGACCAGGTCAAACGCGGTGGCGCGCGGGGCGGGGTCGGCGAGCGTTTCGATGTCCATGAGGTGAGAGCCTATTGGTCGTTTGTCTCACTCAACAGGCAAACCGTGAGACGAGGTCTCCCGGTCGCTGTCCGGGGCGTCGGGCTGCATTCCGGCCGGGGCGGATGGCGTGGTATCGAGGCCTGCGGCGCGGCGCATCTGCACTTCGCGGGCGCGCTGGCGGTGCTTGGCTTCCCAGTCGGCGCCGTCGTGCAGGATGGATTCGGCCGCGATGGTGCTGATGCCCAGGCTGATGCGCTTCTCGGCGGCACTGACCTCTTTCAGTGGGTCGATGCTGCCGGGACCGTCCCCCACCCACTGCGTGCCCGCGTAGGCCTTGCGGATGGCGGGGTCGGCGAAGTAGCCGGGGGCCGCAAGGCGCCCCATGGCGACAGCTTCGTCGAGCCAGGATTCGTAGATGGGCTGGCAGAAGTAGGTGGACACCCAGTCGCGGCGCCCCCGGAAGAAGCGCCAGGCGTCGAGCAGGGCAGCGCGCGCTGCGCTGTAGCTGGCGGTGAAGTGCTTGATGAGCACCTCGAAGGGCACCTCGAGCGCGGCGCCGATCTGGCGGATGATGGCCTGGACGAAGGGGTCGAACTCGCTGTTTGGGCGGCCCGGGTTGCTGGCCTCGATGCTTTCGCCGGGGAGCAGGTTGATGGCCTTGCCAGGGCCTTCGAGGCTGGCGGTGTCCAGGCTGCCGTCCCATTTGGAAGCCGACTTGACGATGGCGTCGGCGGCCTCGCCTTCGAACAGGTCACCGAAGGCCTCGGGGTCCATCTTGATGAAGACGGCGAACGCACCCGAGATGACCGCGGCCTGCAGCTCGGCGTCGGTGTAGCGCCCGAGCTGCTTGAGCGGCTCGATCACCGGGGCGAGGATTGGCACGCCGCGCGTGAGCCCTGGGCGGCGGCGGTCGAAGAGGTGGATGACGTTGCGGCGGCCGGTTTGTGCGCCGAACGCGCCGACCGGCGTCCACTTCATGCCCTTGGCGCGGCGGGCGTTGCCCGGGTGGCGATTGGCGATGTGGTAGCGCACCGGCGCGCCCATCGCGTCGAGCTCGACGCCGGCGATCATGGTGTCGGTGTCGGCCTTGAAGCCGGGGTTGCAGACGCGGTCGGCTTCGACGATCTGCACCGCGAGCGAATACGGCGAGCCCTGGCGCTGCACACTGGGCAGCAGGGCGAAGACATCGCCCGATTCGAGCGCGGCACGGAAGGCCAGGGACTGCAGCCCGTAGAAGTTTTGCGTGCGGGTGATGTCGCAGTCGGCCGACTCGGCCCACAGGCGAAACTCGCGCTCTGCCCTCGCCTGCCAGGCTTCCGCCGATTCGTGGTCAAGCCCCAACGCAGCGGCATCGATGCGGCTTTGCAGGGACAGGCCGGTGCCGATGACGTTGGTGACCATCGTGTTGATGGCGCCGCCCGCGAGCGGAGCGTTACGCACCAGGTCGCGGGAGCGGGCGCGTAGCGCAGGGAGATCGGCGGCGGTGTCGTCGTCGGCGTCGGTGGCCACCGGGTTCCAGTCGCGCAGCGCCGCGCGCTTCTTGCTGGCCCCGTCGTAGCCGCCGGCGAGCGCCAAGGCGGTCTTATTGCGCAGGCGGCGCAGCCCCCAGGCGGGCGAGATGCTGGCCACAGCGCGCTCAATGGCGTTGAGAGTGAGCTTGCTCATGTATGTCACCAGCGGGGGGATACGGTGCGGGACCGGCCACGACCGGCGGCGGACATCGACAGCGCCTTGCATCGCTCGTCCCACAGCTTGATCCCGCGCTGGATGGCGTCGAGATCGGCGCGGGTGAGCTTGCGGCCTTCGATCTCGGCCGATTGGCCGATGAGGACCTTGGCCTCGGCGTCGAGATAGGCCTGTAGGCGGGATTGCGCCTGTTCGAGAGTGATTCCTGCCATGGGGATGCCTGATTGAGGGTCAGGCTCGAGGATGGCGGCGGGTTGTCTCACGCAACAGGCAAACCGTGAGACGAGCGGCGCTATCGCTGCTTGAGGTAGCGGTAGATCGTGGCCCGAGTGATGCCGTGCCGCGTGGCGATATCGTCGATCTCGATGTTGTTCAGGTAGTCCTGCCGAACCTGGTCAGGTTGGGCGCGCGTGGCGGTGCGGCCAACGGGGGCCGGGATGTAATGCCGCTCGCCCTTGAACTCGGCCTTGATCTCGATCTCGACTTTGCCGAGCAGCTGCTCGACCTCGGGCGGCAGGCCGTAGGCTTCGGCGATGCGCTGCTTTGCGCGGCTGATGATCTCCCGAACGATGTCGGTCATCGACGCCCCCAGTCGGAAAGGGAAATGCGGCCGACGGGATTCGGCGGGAGAGCGTGGGACTGAGCGAGTGCAGGCGTCTGCACGACACCGGGCGCCGGGGCGCTGAACAGGTCCATCTCCGGCTCGAGCTGGGCCTGCAGGCGTTCGAGCTCGCGCTCGCGCAGGCGGCTGCCGAGGACGTCGTTGCGGTAGCCGGCGGCGATGTTGAGGCAGAAGAGGTCGAGCACTTCGTTGCGGTCGCGCACCTTGACCCACTTGCGCCGATTGGGGTCGTAGATCTCGGCGGTGAGCTGCGAGTAGAACGCCTCGCCGAGCTGGTCGGAGAAGGCGACGCGGCGGTCGAGCGGGGTCTTGTCGCGGTCGCCGTCGAGGACGTGGAAGAGGTGCGTCTTGGCGGTGTCGGCGCCGACCTGCCATTGCTCGGCGCCGCACTTCTTTTGCTTGCCGCGCGGGGTGTATTCGATGCGCGAGGGCTTCTGGATGATGGGACGGCCACGGGTGGATGCGCCCTTTGTGGCCATGACGCCGCGGCGCTGGCGAGGCGCGGTGAAGTCGATGACCGCATCCTGCAAGAAGCCGGAGTCGACGGCGGTCATGCGGATGCGTACATCGAATCCGCGGCTGTTCTTGAAAGGGGTGGCGACGTACTGGTCGAGCCAGTCCCAGACCTCGGACTCGGTGGGGTCGCCCGGGCGCTCGAGGTGGTCAACGACCCACCACCGGCCATTGGTGCCCCAGCCGAGCACGAGCAGCGCCAGGCGGTCTTTCTGGACGTCGACGGCGCAGGTGAGCAGGACGCAGCCAGGCGGGAGGGTGCGCAGGTCGTAGCGGGTGGCGCGCGCCTTGAGTTCGTCCTCGTCGAGCTTCTCGGTGGGGTCCTTGCTGACGCGGCCGAGCTTGGTGTTCTCGAAGGTCTTCCAGGCAGACTTGTCGCGCTTGGCGATCTCGGATTCTTCGGCGAGCTCGCCCCAGGAGAGGCCGAGACCGACCGGGGTGTAGAGGGCATTGACGTGGAAGCCGGGGACGGCGCGATCGGGGTGCTCGGCGATCCAGCGGCCGGCGGCGAGCATCTCGGTCTTGTAGCGCTCTTCGATGCCGACACCGCAGCCGGCGCAGTGATAAACGGCTTCGAGCGGGCGGCCTTCGGGCCAGCCGAGGTTCTCCCATTCGAGCGTCTGCTCGTGGCCGCAGTGCGGGCAGGCGACGTGGTAGCGGCGCTGGTCGCTGGTGCGCCATTCCTTCCAGATCCGGGACAGGCTTTCGATGGTGGGCGTGGAGACGAGGAAGATCTTGCGGCGCGAGAAGGTCGAGGCGCGGGCCTCAGCGAGCTTGATGGGGTCACCCTCGCCCTCGAGCTCGATCGGGTAGGCGTCGACCTCGTCGAGGAAGATGCGGGCGGCCGGCATCGAGCGCAGACCGGAGGCCGAGTTCGCGCCGGCGACGATGACGACGCCGCCGGGGTATTCCTTGAGCAAGGTGGTGTTGCCGGAGTCGCGCTGTCGGGCCGGGGCGATCTTGCTGCGCAGGTGCGGGGTGTCCTCGATCATCGGCGCCAGGCGCTGCTTGGACCAGCGCTCGGCCATGTCCAGCGTGGGCTGGACGCAGAGCATGGGGGCCATGCGGGTGCCGATGTGCCAGCCGACCCAGTTGAGCCCGCACTCGGTACCGCCGACCTGGGCAGACTTGACGAAGACGACGCGCTTGCTGGGGTGGCTGTCGCTGAGGCAGTCCATGATTTCTGCCAGGAAGGGCACGCGCGAGGTGCGCCACTGACCGGGCTCGCTGGCGCCCTTGGAAGGCAGGCGGCGATGCGCGTCGGCCCACTCGGTGACGGTAAGCGCAGGGGGCGGACGCAGCGCTGCGGCGATCGCGGTGAGCGATACCAAGGCGCCATCCTCGACGGACACAAAGCGGTCACTCGCGCCCATGGCTGACTCCGGCGAGGTCGCGGCTGGCGGCCTCGCAGTCCTTCGCGAGTTGCTCGAGCGCCTGGGTGATCTCGGCGCTGATGATCTGGTGGCAGGCGTGCGGGTCCGCCTCGGCGGCTACTCTGTCTGCCAGCTTGTCGGCGACGCGCTCGAGCGCGGTGCGGAAGTTGCTACCAATCGTGGTCATGGTCATCAGCACAGCCGAGGTCTCGCACAGCTCGCCGGCGCGCTTGCGCTCTTCCATCTCGGCGATGTTCGCGGCGTGGGTCTCGCGCTTGGCGCGGGCGCTCTCGAAGTCGTAGATGACGCGCGACAGAGGCGCGGCGTGCTCGCTGCCGCCGGCGCCCTGCCCTGGCCGATCGGCAGGCGGCTGCGATCGGTGCGGCTCGTCGGCCAGCGCCTGGGCGCGGCGCTTTGGGGCGTTGGCGCGCAGCGACTGCAGCGTGTCGGTCTTGGCGTCCCAGACTCGGTCCGACGCCTCGACATCGACGCGGCCATCCTCGACCACGACGACACGGCCAGCCCGGATCGCCTGGCTGATCGCAGGGCGCGACACCCCTTTTCGCTGGGCGTACTCGGCTTTCGTGCAGGTGGTCATGGCGTGCTTAACAGTCGTTTCGTTAATGGGTTAAGTCCGGTTAAGTTGCTGGCGCTAAAGGAAAATCGGGGTTCGAATTACC